CAACAAGCGTCTGGAGTTAGCTTTATTAGAGCAGTCAGTTAACAAGACATCGCTAGATGCGGAGATTGAAGTTATCAACGCGCAAAAAGGAATAGCCGAAATTCGCGAAAGAATAACGAGCCAAAAGTCGGAGCAGTTAACAAATGAGAACTCGCTTAAACAAGAAGGCGTAGCCATATCAAAGGAGCGAATAAGTCAACTCAAAGAGGAAGCACAAGCCGAAGCGGATGCAGCGTTTGCAATTTCGGAAGCAAAGGTTTCAGCACAGGAATTGTTGGATGCCTACAAATCAGAACGGGAATCGTTGTCTGCTGAACAAGTGATGCAAGCAGAAATTGATGCAGCATTAGCGGCAGAAGAATTGAAATTCCAAGCAGCAGTAAATGCAGCCCAAAAACTTGGCGTTTTTCAAACAGAAATTGACGAGTTGGAACTTGCTCAAATTGATGAACGGCTAAGAATAGAAAATGAAATAAGGGCAAAATACGGGGATGAAAATATACGAAAACAAGAAGAGATAACTAACGCGCTTGCCAAGATAGAAGCTGATAATGTAAAAGCAGTCAAGGATGCTGAGATAGCAAAGAATAAGCTGAGGACGGACGGGCTGGATACGGCTGGCAAGGTTCTAAGCGCGATTGATAGCCTTGTATCGGCAAGCGGAAGCCAATCAAAGGAGGCGGTAGCAATTCAGAAAACAATTGCCATCGCTTCTATTGCTATTGACACCGCAAAGTCAATCGTTGCTGGTATTGCTGGAGCAACAACTTCAGCAACTGCAACTGGTCCGGGCGCGTTCGTAGCTACTCCGATATTCATCGCCACAACCATTGCAACCATACTCGCGGCAGTTGGGTCAGCTACGGCTATATTAAACGGTGCTGGTGGCGGAGGTGGTTCTGCAACAGTTCCGAATGTTTCAGTCCCATCGGCAACTACTGCACCGCAAATACAACAAGTAGCAACGGGGACGACAGAACTCGGAGGAGCAGAACAAGCGCAGCTTGCGCCAATCCAAGCCTATGTGGTGGAGACAGAACTCACGGGAAATCAAAACAACGTAAACCAAATTGAATCACAAGCCAACTTTGAATAATGGAAAAGCTACCAGTAATATACCTAACAATTGATGATGACCACGAGACTGGTCTAGATGCCATAAGCCTTGTTGACCATCCAGCAATCGAAAGAAATTGGATGGCATTTAACAAGCAACAAAAGTTTGCAATCAACGAGGAAAAGCAGATTGTTAGCGGAATGGCAATGATTTCAGACTACCCTATTTACCGAAAGGACGATGACGGGCGCGAGTATTACGTTGTGTTTGACTCAGACTCTATTAGGAAGATTGCCTACAAATTTATGAAGGAAGGCAAGACCAACGCGACCAACCTAGACCATACGACCAAAGTGGATGGGGTGTTCATGTTTGAATCGCTTTTAATTGACGACACAAAGCCAACGCCCAAAGGTTTCGACAAAGCACCTAACGGCTCTTGGTTCGTTAGCTACAAGGTTGACAACCCTGAGGTATGGGCGCAAGTGAAGGATGGCACCTTTAAAGGCTTCTCAGTTGAGGGGGTGTTTAGTGAAGCTAGACAGATGGAAGTTGACAAAATGATTATCGAGGAAATAGTAAAGGCACTTCGCTAAGTGGCACAATTCAAAAGAATATCTATTTAAAAAAAAAACAAACTATGAATATTTCAGAAATGGTAGTGGCTAAAATGCCACAGATTAAAAAGCTTCTCTTCAGCGATAAGACCGCACAGGCTTTCGTTGATGCTAAACTTGTTGACGGAACGATTGTCCGTTACGATGCTTTGGAAGTTGGGGCGGCTCTTTCGGTTGTCGGAGAAGATGGCGAAATTGTAGCTGCACCTGACGGAGACCACGAACTAGAAAGCGGTGAAATCGTAAGAACCGAGGAAGGCGTTATCGTTGAGATTCTTGAAGCTGAACCAGCTGATGCGGAAGAAGAAGTTGAGGAAGAAATGTCTGCGGTTGCATTTGATGCTAACTCTTTTAAAGAGGACATCTTGGGCGCGGTTTCTAAACTTATCAAGTCGGAAATTGCTTCGGCTGCATTCGCTAAGAATGACAAAGTAAACGACATTCAAAAGGCGGTTAGCCTGATGAGCGAATTGGTTGAAAAAATGGCTGCTACTCCAAAGGAAGCACCATCTAAGAAAGTTGCCAATCCATTTGGAAAAGGAACAGACTACTCTGAACTAGCTGCCAAGATTAAGTTGGCAATGAAAGAACAAAACAAATAAAAAACATAAACCTATAAAACTTTAAAAAATGGCTTTTACTTTTAGTGGCTTAAGTGCCTATATTGAAGAGCAGAATTTCCCGATGGTGACAAAGGCTCTCATCGGAGGACGTACTGCTTCACTTCTTACTCCTCAGCTTGGTGTTAAGGGCAAGACTAAAATCAACCTAATGGACGTTGATGTGGTTATGCAAGATGGCTCAGGATGTGCTTGGCTTGCTTCGGGAGATGTTGCTTTAACTCAACGCGAGATTGATGCGAAGCAAGTAAAAATTAACTTGGAATTTTGTCCAAAGGAATTGAACGCTTATTATTGGAGAACTCAAATGGCTGCTGGAACGCACCAAGAGTCTTTGCCTTTCGAGGAGCAGTTCGCCAACTACCTTGTTGAGAAAGTTCAAAACGAAATTGAAAAAGTAATTTGGAACGGTGACTTCGTTAGCGGCTCAGGTAACTTGGCTATGTTTGACGGTCTTGGAATCCTATCACCATCGTTCACGGATTGTAACTTGAGTACTGGTTCTTTTCCAATACCTTTGAATACTGCACTTACCATCTCAAACATACTTGAGGCAATTGAAAGAATATACGTTGAAACCCCGTCTGCGGCAGTTGCTAAAGGAGACTTCAAAATCTTTCTTGGGACTGACAAATTCCGCGTTCTTGCTGCGGCTTTGATGAACGGAAACGGTCTTTCTTCAGCTGGTGGTCAATTGAACAATTACACTTCTTCTTTCGACCCCTTGAGACTTATCTTCCCCGGAACAAACATCGAAATCGTTGGTGTTGGTGGTCTTGAAGCTAGTGAAAACGTTGTTGGATTCTCAGTTGCAAACGCATTTTTGGGAATGGACTTGTCAGAAGATTCTAGCAAAATTGAAAGCTGGTATTCTCAAGACGACCGTGTATTCCGCGTTGCAATGGAGTTCACAATGGGAACGCAAGTTGCATACCCTGACCAAGTTGGAATCGTATCTATATAACTGATTTAACGGGGCGGCTTCGGTCGCCCCTTCACTCTAAAAAACAAACAAAATGGCATATTCATCATGCGCTCTTACGACTGGATTCGACTTGGATTGTCGTGATTCAATTGGAGGAGTGAAGAGTGTTAGATTAGCGAGCCTTGAAGACTACACGGCAATGGCTGCAACTGGTACTGCATCGGGAGCAATTACGGGGTGGACGACTGCGGCACTTGACTTTTACAAGTACGACCAACTAAAGGAGACATCTTCTTTGACTGAAAGCATCAATGGTTCTTCTCAGAACGGCACTGTTTACTTCACGCCTGAAGTTACTATTGTTATCTCAAAATTGGACATTACTAAGCGAAACGAAATCAAGGTACTTGCTCAACAAAGGCTTGTAGCTATCGTTGAAGGTAACGACTCATCTTATTGGGTAGTTGGATACCAAAACGGTCTTGAATTAAACGCTGGAACTTCGGCAACGGGAACGGCATTCGGAGACCTTAGCGGCTACTCGTTGACACTAAGCGGAATGGAGGCAGACACAATGCTTTCAATTGCTCAGGCGGAAGTTGATTTGGTAACTAGCGCAACACAAGCGTAATCTAACTACATTTACAACTCTTTCGGGAGTTCTGTTTTCATGTTCTGTTTTGAAGCCCTCGCCATTTGGTGGGGGTTTCTTTTTTACAGATGGCACAAAAAGTAAGTTTTGCTATTTACTTAAAAAGATATGGCATCAACAGTAACCGCAGCAACCGCAACCGTACAAATAACAGAGTCACTCACGCTAGGAAACGTAGACAGAGGCGGCACACACACCCGAACGATTACCAACGTAGCTGAGGCAGACCGCAGAGTTATGACCGTAGATTTCTCAGGAGAAGTTGACTTGATAGAATTGGACACGGCAAACGGTCAAGGTAAGTTTGTACGGTCTTCGATTCGGTACATTAGAATCACCAATCTAGACGACACCAACTTCATTCGGGTTCGATTCAATAAGTCAGGTGCTGAGACCGCAGATGTCAAGGTAAGTGCTGGAGCGACCTTTATGCTTTCAACTGGCTCGATGGACTCAGATGCAACCGCAAGTGCCTTTAGTGCATTCGTTGACATTGACAACATCAGCGCACAAGCAGACACGGCAGACGTAGACATCGAATTTGTAGTGTTCGCAGTTTGATTAATATAGTTAAAAATAGCGCGAACTTGTTGGCTTTAACGCTTACCGAAAGAGGCACGGCAACTTACTACTTGTTCAAGTTTCAATCGGACAATACGGAGGACGTGACTTACTGCGTGGCTACGGATTCAAGTGCTTTTCCTGACCGTTTCAACAAGTTCACAATTACGGAACAAGCATCTCCAAACAACCTTAACGCTGAAGTGGAAATGACAACCGAAGGGCAATGGAAATACTTCGTGTACGCCAATAGTTCAAGTTCTAATTTAGACCCAACGGGTTTGCTAGAATTAGAAAGCGGCATAGTAAAAGTTACAGGAACATCAACACCAGTTACTAGCTATTCAGGCGGTAACGCAAATTATGTAGTGTATGGCTCTTAAAGTATTGAATTTCGACACGCAGAAAGTGCCTACTTTCAAGGAAGCAAGGGGCAAAGATTGGATTCTTTTCGGAGACGAAGGAGACTACAAGAACCGCTACCCTGAGTATTTGCTAGACCTTTACCGAAGGAGCGCAAAGAACCACGCTATAATCAACTCAAAGAAAGACTACGTTGTAGGGCAAGGTTGGGCGGTTAAAGAGGAAGGGCTTAACACCTTAGGGCTTGCCAAGCTGCAAGAGTTTATTGACCGCCCTAACCAATACGAGACACTAAACGACATCTTAGAAAAGGTCGCTCTTGATTACGAGTTATACAACGGCTTCGCTCTTGAGATAGTTTACAACCAACTGAACGATAAGATAGCGGCTATTTATCACGCTGACTTTGCACGTTACAGAAGCAATGAGGACGGCTCTTGCTATTACCATTCAGAAGATTGGAGCAAGCACAACCCAATAGTTGAGAAGATTGAGGCTTTTGACTGGAAGAGCCCAAGCGGAAAGCAACTACTTTACGTTAAGGGGTATTCGCCTGACTGTCGTTACTATCCTTTACCTACCTATTTAGGTTCTACTTCTTACATTGAACTCGATGTTGAGATTGCAAACTTTCATCTTAACTCAGTAAAGAATAACTTTGTTGGCGGAACGATTATTTCATTCTACAACGGAGAACCAACGGCAGAGGAGCAAGAATCAATTGAGCGACAAATCAAGGACAAGTTTACAGGCACTAACAATGCCAATTCCATTCTGTTAAACTTCGCAGATTCAAGAGACCGAGGCGTTGAGATTATACAACTAAACGGTAACGACTTCGACAAGCGTTTTGATATCTTAAACAAGACCGTACAAAGGGAAATCTACGCGGGACACCAAGTAACTGACCCAGCTTTATTTGGTATTAAGGAGGACGGAATATTCACTAGCAGAAATCAATTAGTTGATTCGTTTGAGTTGTTCCAAAACACGTACATAAACAACCGCCAACAGTTTATTGAGCGAGTCTTTAACGAATTGGCTTCTTTGCAAGGGCTATCTAATCGTTTATACATCCAAGATACCGAGCCAATTTCTGTTCAATTCTCAGAGATGACCGTTACTTCGGTAATGACTCAAGAAGAAATTCGTGAGAAGGTTGGTCTTCCAAAACTTGATAAACCAATGCAAGCGGCTAAGACCTCAAGCGATGAGGACAACGTTTTGGTTGAGTACTTCAAAGGCTGCGGCTCAACAAACTACGAGATAGTTGGAAACGGTAAGGCTTTGAACTTTGAAAGTGAGACAGGAGCGAAGCTACACGAGAAGCTGAATTTAAAGTATTGGTTTGCGGAGGTCAACCCAATTGATACGGCTATTCTGAACATATTAAAAGAGAATCCTTCAACGCCTTTCTTGGCTATTGCCGAGCAGTTACAACTATCCATTGAAAGGGTGATGCTTGGGCTTCAAGTATTGCTTGTGGCGAACGCTATTATCTTAGAGATAGGCGAAGTGCTAGATTCCAGCCAGCGTATTGTTAAAATCACCAAAGAAGGCGAGCGACTACTTAACGAGATTCCACCCGTAGAGGAGGAGTTCGTTATCCGTTACACTTACGAGAAGAGACCCGAAGCAACTGGCGGTTCTATTATTGACACTACAAGACAATTCTGTCGGGACTTGGTAAACGAAACTCAATCGGGCAAAAGTTGGCAGCTTGATGAGATACAAAACATAGGGGTGAGTAACAACAGAAACGTGTGGATGCGAGGCGGTGGGTTTTGGGGAAAATCTTACCATTGCCGACACTACTGGGAGCAGAAACTAATGAGGGTTAAGAAGTAAGATGGCAAACGTTCTATTTATATCGGAAACGTTCTTAAAGGACAACACGCTCCTTCATGAGAATATTGACTTCAAATACTTGCGCCCCGTTGTATTGATGTGTCAGGATATCCACATTCAACACAAGCTAGGTACTACGCTTTACGATGAACTCAAGACTCAAATTACAAACTCAACGCTTACTGCGGACAACCTTAAACTACTAGAGGACTATATCCAACCGTCTCTTTTGTATTGGGTGCAATCTGAAGCACCAACCGCTATAAGCTACAAGTTTCTAAACAAGGGGATTCACCAACAAAGTTCTGAAAACAGTTCGGCCGTATCACTTGATGAGATTAATTTCATTCAGCAGAGGTACAAAGATAAAGCGGAGTGGTACACCGAAAGGTTGGTCAATTTCTTGCTTGAAAAAAGTACCAACTACCCAGCCTACGCCAACCCGAATAGCGGACTTGACACTATCCAACCTGACACCCGAACCTACACTACGGGTTTGTACTTGGGCAGAACTCTACGGAAAACAAGCTTAGAAGACAAATATGAGCATAGGCGTAAATCTTAAGAATCTCGAAAAGCTAAGAAAATTTGTACACGCTCAACCAAATATTAAGCCTGATAGAAAACGAGGCGAACGCTCACCTACAAGTGAAGCAATTCGGTCAAGGAGACGTTTGGGAAATCAACCCGAAGGAACTTGACTACCTTGTTCTTTGGGCTATTGAAGAAGGCGTAGTTCTTAACGAGCGAACGCTCACCTACAACATTCGCTTGCTTGCGATGGATAGAGTTCTTCCGGGCGAAGAAAACGAGCAAGAAGTAATGAGCGACACTATTCAAGTTCTGCTTGACTTTGTTGCTTACTTCCGACAGTTGCACACGACCGATTTAAGCATACAAACGAGCGTTACACTTGAGCCGTTTACTGAGCGATTTGACGACAAGGTAAGCGGACACGCTTGTGTACTTTCAATTACTCAACCGTACGATTACAACAAATGCCAAATTCCAATATAAAAAAGTGTTATTAATTGTAATTAATGAGTAATGGCACACCAACAAATGAACGTGAACGATTATATCAGTGAACTGGTTTTGGCTGGAGGAGGTGTACTAGCTACTTTGACCGCGTGGAAGCAAGGGCAAAAGACCGCCAAGACTAGCCACCTTGACAATGTAGAGAAGGCTATTGAGATTTGGGAAAACACATCTACTAAACTATCTGCAAGCCTTAACACTTTGGAAGATGATATGAAAGACCTCCGTAAGAACCACGAGGAATGCGAAGCAAGTAAGCGCGAATTGTCTGAAAAAATCTATGTACTTGAACAGACGATGCAAAACATTATTGAGCCGCCTGTAATCAAGCGGAAGATAAGCGTAAAAAAGAAAGGCTCTTCAAGCTCCGAACAATAATGGAAAAAGCACCAAGGCAAACCGCATCAAGCATGGCGGCAGAACTGATAAAGGAGTTCGAAGGCTATTCGTCAAAGCCGTATTTGTGTCCTTCCAATGTAGCGACAATCGGATACGGTAACACCCGTTACTTAAACGGTGAGCGCGTTACTATGGAAGACGAAGACATCACAAAGAAGGAAGCCGAGAAGATACTGATTGACACGGTTAAATTTGTGGAGAAGGAAGTGAAGAGCGTTGTGGAGGTAAAGTTGAAGCCCTACCAATTGGCGGCACTTATTTCATTTACTTATAACGTAGGCATAGGCAACCTTTCAAACTCTACCCTTTTGGCTTGGGTAAATTCAAACCCAAACTACTCACAAATCCCTTCGCAGTTTCGAAGATGGAACAGAGGAGGCGGCAAAGTTCTTAAAGGTTTAATTCGTAGAAGAGAAGCTGAGATAGAACTATGGAAAGGAGCATCGCAATACGTTTAGTCAAGGAGTTTCTTCCTTGCTTATTGGCTTTCGTTCTTGGTCTTATTGTGGCTTGGAAAGGATGCGGAGGCGAGAAGATTGAAACAATCATAAAGAAGCCAGTTGCAACCATTGAATATGTGGACAGATGGCGCACCGATACAGTTCGCTTTGTTTCTAAGAAAGTAATAACCCAAAGGGACACAATCTATAGCGACAGGATAGTTAATCGTTTAGACACGTTGTTTTTAGTTGATACCATTAGCATCGTTGAGGCGTGGCTAACCGAGGTGGCTAAATACGACACGACAGTAAACGACATTCGGCTAACTTGGCAGAACTATCAGAACAGAACGGAGAACCTGAGCGTAGCATACACCCCGAAGAAGGTGGTCGGTGCAAAATTTGCGCTAGGACTTCACGCAAACGTGGGTATTATATCAGATTTTAATCGTAGTTACACGCCACTTATGGGCATCGGCATACAAACAACAATAAAAAGTACTTACATTAGCGCAAATTATGGCTACAATGGTCAGCACTTTATCGGTGTTGGCGTTGGTCGAAACCTTATAAGCAAATGATATACGACACAAACCCGATTACAAGGGAAGCAATCGACAAGTTGCTCCAAAAGAACGCCTCAAATCAAGCTAATTTAGGTACTGATTCCACGGACTTGGAACGATTCGAGACCAAAGTAAAGTGGGCAGAGTTGCTCCGCGAAATTAGATGGCTAGATCCTGAGTTTGCTGAAGTGATTCACCCCGAATGAGCGACTTTAGACCACGAGTTAAGGGTCAAATGCTGGATGCTTGGTGTAACCTAACGAAAAAGGAGCGCAGGGTGTTGGTTATTGGAGACCTGCACGAGCCGTTTTGTTTAGATGGCTACCTTGATTTCTGCAAAGACACCTATCGAAAGTACAATTGCAACCAAGTGGTCTTTATTGGTGACGTAATAGACTCTCACTACTCTAGCTTTCACGAAACCGACCCCGATGGAATGGGCGGAGGTCAGGAACTTGAGTTGGCAATAAAGAGATTGGCCAGATGGGTGGAGGCTTTTCCAGTTGCGGATGTCACAATAGGAAACCACGACCGAATAATAAGCCGCAAAGCCTTCTCGGGTGGTATTCCAAAGGCTTGGATTAAGTCTTTCAACGAAGTCTTAAACGCTCCGACCTGGCGGTTTGTCGATAGGGTTGCTTACGATGAAGTGCAGTACATTCACGGGGAGGCTGGAACGGCTAGAACTAAATGTAGAGCAGATATGCAAAGCACCGTTCAAGGACACCTCCACACAGAATGTTATTCAGATTGGTATGTTGGGCAGAAATTCAAAGTATTCGGAACTCAGGTAGGCTGCGGAATAGACTTCGACAAGTACGCCTTTGCCTATGCCAAGCGCGGCAAGAAGCCAGCGATTGGGTGCGCGGTGGTGATAGGCGGCAAGACAGTAATCAACGAACTGATGGATTTATGATTATCTTTCTTTTAACCGTTTGCCTTTGCCTCCTTTTGTTGGTTGTCGTGCTTCTCTTGTACGTTGCCTACACGGTGGGTAAACTAGAGGACACTCAAGAAGTAATGTACGACATGGCGGTTGATTTGGAGCAGCGAAATCGCGAGATAGAACTTAACCAAGAGGCTATTTTCAACGCCTATTCACGGCAGAATTAAGAACGAAATGAAAAATAATTGAAAATAATTGCTTTATTGTAGTGATTATTCAAAAGGTTATTTGTATATTTGGTGAATAATTAACGGGGTAACCCACTAAAACAAAACGATTATGGTAACTACAAAGGAAATTTTTGAATCAGGTAACTGGAATATCACAAGAGTAAGTAGAGGGTGTTCTAATGTTGTTAGAATTGATGCTAAAACTAGAAACAGAATAGCTGATGGTGATAATAGTTTTTCAAAATGGGTAAGTTTGGGATACGCAAATAGATTGTGTGTTGACAATTACGGGAAGAAAGTAACAGATTTAAATTCTTATTCATATTAATAACCCAACAGGGGCAACCATAAGAACGCCCCA